CTAAACCTTCTATTTCTTTTCTTATGTTTTGTAAATAATAATCATAATTAATATTATATTCAGAGATATTCTTTTCTTCATGATCAATATACAAAGTCTGCATCCAAGGACCCGCCTCAATTTGAATTTGTCTATTATCATTTCTATTAACCTTAAGTATTTTACTTCCTGATTTAGAAATATAATATCTTAAAGTATGTTGTAACTGTTTTGTAACATGTGTACCATTTTCTATCTTGTGTTCTACAAACTCCCAATCACCTTTAATCTTTACACCACTACAGTAATCAAAAATATTAGTGCTAGATTTTAAATAGGTTTCAGGATCAATACCATTAACAAAATAGTTATAAATAGCTTTAGCTACAATTAGATTACTTTTGTTTTTATGTAAATGAGAGTACTTATGTTTTTCTAAATCTTCCCATTCAAATCTACCTTTACATTTAGCTTTACCATCAGTATAAACACTAATATAATTATTTACGTCCCAAATATACATAGCTTTATAATCAGCATACTCTAATGTTAGTTTAGTAAGTTTTTCCCATTCTTTACAAATTTCTTCATAAATAGGTAAATACTCTTTTTTAAACCTAAAAGTAGCACCATCTGTATTTGTTTGTAACAATACAGCATTTGGAATTTCAATCAGTAACTTTTCAACAAGCATACTTAATAATAACTGACCATTAATAGTTGTTTGTAAAGTATAAGAAGTATCAAATAACCATGAGTATTCTGAATTACTGTTACCATAACTTGCATTAGCAGCTTCTTTAAACCCTTCAATAATAGCCATGTCTCTTTGATCTTTAGGTTTAGCTTTCTCACCTAACCTTACATCTACAATGTCTTCTTTGTAAACTTGGAAAAATTCTTTTCCTAAATGTGCTGGATACATACCGTTTACACATGCAATGCTTGGATATAGTGATGCTACATCTAAGTCTTTAATAATGTATTCATCATCTGCTAAATAAATTCCAGGACTAATACATTGATGTATACCACCTGCACCATAGAAAAATTCATAACCTTTAAATCTTAACTGATATTTAAAATCATTTTTAGTATCATAAATAACTTTAGGTTTTAATTTTTCAAAAAACATTTGAAATGGTGCTGTTTCAAATTTAATGTAAGGAAATAATATGTCAGATATTTTTACACCATCTCTGTAAGTTCTACTTTCTTTTACTTCTTTTTTATCTTTACAGGTAGCTTCACAATATAATTTTAATAGTAGTTCACTACCCAATTTAGTATTGGAATAATTATAACAATTTAAACCATATTTACTTTTAATTTTAATTCTTACATCAATTAATGGTTTAGATAATACCATTATTTTTTTAGTTGACTCAACATCATTAATACAATAATTAACAACTTGATCTACATCTTCCTGACTGTATACATTAGTAGTATGATGAATTGGCATATCCTGTAGTTTCAACCAGTCCATACTAAACTGAGCCCATTTTAAAGAAGTTCTTTTATTAGCATTATCCCAATGATTTATTTTAAATACATCAAGTTGTTGAATACTTAATTTCCATTCAGGATATTTAGAAAATTCTTTATTTCTACTTTTAAAAATAGTTTCTTGTGATATGTCATATAACTGTGTAACTAAATCTTCAGTTGAACATTTTAAAAAATACTTTTGTTTTTCTAAAATTTCTTGAATAATTTGTGAGTCAAAACTTAAACCATTAAAAGAAACATGCCATTCTGATAATTTTACATTTTCATTTAAAAACTTAATTAACTCTTTAATGTCATTTCTTTTAGTTGGAGGATGTACAACAAAAGTTTTAGTAGTATCAGTTTTATAATCTTGGAATACACCAACAAAAAGATTCGTCATTGTTTCTAGATCCATTACCCAATGTGTTCTCATAATACAGTTCAGTTAAGCTGTTCCCCCTATTTAGTAAATAAAAAAAAGGGTAAATATTTCTACTTACCCTTTTCCTGTTTAATTTAAAAACTACTCACTAGCAGCTTCTTTACTTGGTTCACCCAAGAATTGTTTATAATCAAACTTCTTAGCATTAACTGCAAAAAGTTTAATCAAGTCTTCAACTGCAGATTTGTCTTCTACATAAAATTCTTGAAACACTTCAATTTTGTGTCTTTCTTCTCTAAAGTTTCTACCATTAGGTCTTGCATTTTTAATTTGCATTGGATCACCATTGTCATCCAATTTAGGTAACATATGCAAAGACTGTTTGGTTTGTTTAGAAATGATGACAAAGACCTTAGTGTCAGGGTCAAAGATACATTCTACATAAGGACATGAATCCGCAATTGGAATCATTCTAAAAGTTTGCTTTTCTTGCCAAGTAGCTTGAACAAGCATCATTGTGTTTTCACTCATTTTTGTTGGATTTTTTTTACAAAGATAAACTAGAATCTGAAATAGACTCTAACTTTGATACATCAATTAATAATTTTTCTTTTTCCATATTAGGTTTACTACATAATTCTCCTACTTCTTTAAGAAGAGATATATCAACATCCAATATTTTTGCATAATCTGCAAAGTATTTTTCAGGATACAAATAACCTGTTATATAAATTACATTTGCTGTATTATCTTTGAAATAACTTAGTATTTTGCGCTTTAGCTCATCATTGATTTTACTATAGGCACCAATTATTATGTAGTGCCAGTCAGATTTTAAATCAGAAAAATCAAATACATATATACTAGTAGTGCTATCCACCTTACAATAGTCACACAACCTGTTATGTTTTAAGACAATTTCTTTCTCAAAATGCAAAAAGGTTGGTGTATTAGGTGTGTTATAAACACATATTAGTTTCATATCCTCGGGACTATATTTATTATACCAACTGAAATAAGTTTCAGTAGGTACAATATTAAGACCCTTTTTAATACCTAAGATCGGATATAAGAATATCTTAGACTTTTGAAAGTACTTTGTATAAAGCGCAGTTAAACCCATAATTTTACAATTTTACATTACCTAATGCTAGCTCATATGGTAAATCATATCTTTTGTTTTCATAGTGCCACTTAATAGTTTTTACTATTTCTTCAAAGTCTAATTCCCATTTAGCTAGTGTTGCTGTAGACACTTGGTAAGGGTAAACTTGATTGTATTTATCAATTACTATAAAAGTAACTTGAACGTTCCAATCTTTGTCAATTGCAAACTCTTTTTTTGCTAAAGTAACATAAATTACTGCTTGAATCCAGTATTTATAATACTCAACAGAATCTGGAAAATCTTGTATTGACTTACCTAATGTCTTTAAGTCACTGATAAAGATGGTTTTTGAATTGTGATCAACAACTACATTATCTAAGACTCCGTGAAAACCAAATGGTAATTCTTCAGGATCAGTTTTTAGATGCAACTCATTATAAACCTTTACTGAATCATCTTGGTCATCAGGATCTAATTGTAACAAAGCTCTTACTTGAACATTCTGCCGTAGTATTTCAACTGAAATATTGCAGCCATCCAATATTGTCTGATCTACTACAGTTTTATCTAAACTTTTTTTAAGAAATTCAAAGTATTCTTTATTCTCTTCTGTAAGAACTTTGTCTAGTCTTTGCTGATCTGTCTTAAGTGTTTGATATAAGTTATTAGTAACTAGCTGTGTAAGTATATCATTAGAGTAATCAGATAAACTTAATGTATCATTTCCAATAACTAAATGTTGTTTGAAAATGGTATCAATAATTTTTTTCTGACTATCTGTTGGAAACTTACCTGGCATACTTATGAATTGCTTATCATAACTATCAGGCTCCAGTAAAAGACAATGTAATACTCTACCTGCAACTAAGTGAGTATCAGTACTGTCTTCTCTATTATTTAAGATATAATGATTATAAAATAACCCTGGTGAAAACAAGAGTTTATTAATACCACTATAACTAAAATAAAACTTTTTCTTATAAAACAACTCTAGTTCATCAGAACCACTCAAAATCATCTGACTCATTTTTTTCTATTTTTTGATTAATTAATACAGTTTCTACTGGTAATGTAACTTCAATATTATCAAGGTAATTATCCACACCATAAAGAACATGAACTACATCTACTTCAGTAGCAACTTCTATAGTTTCAGATACCTCTTCATTTTTATTTAACTCAGATTCGGAAACAGGATTTGCTGCTTCCAATGCTATTAACTCTGACTTGAGTTCATTTCTTTCAATCCTAACAAATGCATCTTCTATATCTTCATCAGCTATCTCTTCTACCTGTGCAGATTCATTTTGCACATCAACCAGTTCTATAATACTTTCTGGAATGAAGTCTTCAACATGTTCATAAGTGTAATTAACATTTAGTGACTTAAGTAAATCTTCATTAAGAGTTATAGTTTTAACTTTAAAATATGTGCTGTCTCCACCATCAGCAATTTCATCAGCATATCTTCGCATTAAAACATCCATCATATCTTTTGTAATTACTTTTTTCTCAATAAGAGATCTTACAATTTTATCCAAACTAGTGCTAAGATAAGTTTTGTTTTTACCTAGATAATTAACTAAAGATTTAAAGTTTACATGATTTCTAGTATGACAGTTACCCATAGCAGTACTATGTTCTTTAAACAACATTTCTAAATATAATAAAGATTCAGTATAATTAGAATTAGCCATAATCTCCATTGCTAAGATATGATTGTCTTTATCAGAACTTTCAAACATTTGGTGTATTTGCTCATACATAGATTCATCTATAACAGTAGCATCATCACCATTAATATGTTTTAAGATTGCAGACTCATCATATAGATTATGTGTAGAAAGTATTTCAGATAATTTAACATACTCTGAATCAACACTATAATACATATTTGATGTTATAATTTTATCAGCATGCTCATTTAATGCATCATTATCACCATGTCTAATTACACCAGCCTCCTCATAATTAAATAAAAGTCTATCTTCTGTATAATTTTCTAAAGCTTCTCTAATATTTTCTCTATATCTGTCATCTATATGAATACTAGTATCATCACAGATAGCTTTAAAATCTTCTTTTTTTATTGAATAAAACCAATTACTATCACATATTTTTGCTTGTGTATTTTTACTAGCAAATACATGAGTTGCATCATTTACATCTCTAACTGTTTTTATACCATATTTTAAAGCTAAATCTTTAAGCTTAATTCTTGGAACATTTACACCCTCTAAGAAATAAAGTTTATCTCCTTTTGTTGGTAAATACTCATTAATTCTGTTTTCTAATAATAGTTCATTTCTATTATCTAAACAGTTCATGGGTTCTAATTTAAAAACTACCTCTGTTGAATATGATTCAACTTTAAGTTTTAAATACATTTTCATAGAATAAAATTTAAAAAGGGGAGTATTATCTCCCCTTATATTTGTTTATACTTAAATTATTTTTCTTTTAGTGGGAACTGATTAATGTTCAATTACTTAACAGCCATCTTCACCACGTCCTGATTCATCATCAATGGAGCAAACTTAACTTTGTTTCCATTAACAATCTCTTTGATAATATAATATCTAAGGTCATCTGTAAATGCATCACAGTTTGTTGTAAGTTTGATTAATCTTTGAGTCATAGTTGCTGGAACAGGTTTAGTGTTTGCAAATACTAATGAATAATTAATTAATCTTGTTGCAATTACACTAGATATGTCAGCTCTAAAGTCATCATCTCTACCAACAGCATTGGTCAAAGAGTTCATCACGTACTGCTCATCTTTAGTCAAGATGTCTTCAGGTGAAATAATCTTATCTAACTTGTTGTTAATGAACATAGTAAACATAGAACTAAAGTCTACACCAACAGAACCCTCACCAATCATTTGAATCAAAGGCAAGCTATCTTCAAACTTAGGAATAGAACTAATACCATTAAAGAATGTAGTAATAGATCTTGGATTTACTCTTTGAGTTACAAGTTCTGGATGCATTAACATAAAGTTGATACATCTACCATCAATCTGTGCTTTCTCTGCCCACTTAGCCCATACATCAGAATCATATTTTAACTCAACAGAGATAAATCTTGTTTTCTGAGCTACGTCAAGACTAGTAACATTATAGTCACCATTGTCTGGATTAGTAGTCAAGATAACATGCCAATTCTTTGGTAATTTCCAAGATACATACTCTTGTCTATCCAAGATCTCCATAGTTGCTTGCATGAATCTTTGATCAGCTCTAGTATAGTCATCTAAGATTAAGAAACCACCTTCACCTTTACCCTGAATCCATTCAGGAGCAGCATGTGACATTCTCTTTCCAACAACTTTGTATCCTTTAGCACTTGCTGCAGATATCTGAGATTCATTAATCCAAGTAGTTTTACCATCAGCATTTGCAATTTGAAATTCTTTTACAGGAAAACCTACTAAGTCACCTAATTCTTCTAGCTGAGATAAATTCAGCTTTACAACTTCCATATTCATTTCTTTACCCAACTGCATAATAGCAGAAGTTTTACCCAAACCAGCATCACCTTCAATATTTACAGCTACAGGAACTTTACCTTCCTTTTGAATGTGTTGGTTATTACCAACCATGTGCTTAATAAAGCTTTTTAACTCTTCAACATTTAATTGTACTTGACTCATCTTTTTCTTTTTACTAATTAATATTTCCAATTTAATCCAATCTCAAACAGAGGTGTAATATGTAAAGCAAAAACTTTTGCTTTATCATCTATAACACTCTTACTTACACCAATTAAAAATGGAATAAGCCATAAAAACTTAGTTTCTATTTTACCATTATACTTTTTCATAATTCAAGTTTTATAACCTTTCCAGGAAGATCATTATTCATATAAGATTGTTCTGACAAAACCCATAGAATATTTCCTTTTGGTCTTACAGATGTACTACATTCACCATCAGTAAAATACACAAGACTTGTATATTTCTTCAGGTTTTCATTAAAATATTCTAGGACGGGATCAAATTCAGTCCCACCTCTACCTTGTACTGCCATCTCAAATTTACCTTTATAAGGTTCAATTGATCTGATAGTTGTATCACATTGTACAACAGTAATATCAACACCACACTTATAAATATGATGCATCTCTCCCATAAATTCTCTAAGCTCATTATCACTTACAGAACCTGAAGTATCAATAGCCAACAACATATGTTGTCTCATCTTTACTTTAAGACCAGGATTAGCATCAAATCTACGGTTCTCTTTTCTTCTGATCTTCTTTGTAAATACTTTAGTACTTACACCAGTAAATCTTCTGATAAAGCCTCTCCAGTCAAATTTAGGAGGGACTATTTCTTCAATAACAATTACTCCTTCTATCTCTCCAGGAACATTACCGCGTTTCTTAACAGTTTGTTCTTTAGCATCAGATAATACTTTCTGTAACTGTTTCTCAATTAACTTTTGTTCAGCTTCAGTAAGATCTTCAAAGTCTTCCCAAGTACTATGATCAGGAACATTACCAGAATCTATATTATCTAGTAATTCATCCATTGCATCATTACCACAAGTACCATTCTTGTCTTTCTCATCTTTAAACTCTTTAAGCTTATCATAGTAATATCTACAACCAGCTTTAAGATCTAGATTCATATCTTCATAGTCCTCAATAAAAATACCTCTACCTGGAAGCTTTTTACCAATCTCTAGTAATTCTTCTATAGGAGCATCTCTTTCTTTAGCTTCTGCTATTTCAGTTTCTACAGCTTCTTTAATAGTCTTATATTCTTGTGCAGAATATTCTCCTCCTGGAAGCCAAGAACTTTCAATATACTGATTAATCTCCATGTCCATTGCAACATTTGCTAATCTTCTATCACTAAACTTAAAGAAAGTAGTAAGATGTCCAAATGCAATATGAAGCAATTCATGTTTTAATATACCAAGTCTCTGGTCATCATTAAGACCTTCCCAAAAATCAGAATTAATAGCAAGCTGATAATTAATACCATTCTTACTAACTCCTGCTGTTGGTACTCTCTTATTGTCCCAAAGCTTATTCAACATAATGAGAAAGAACCCGTAATAGGGCTCCTTCAACATTAAGTCTTTACTAGCTTTACTCAAACTCTGAACTTTGTCCATTAGTTTTTTAGTTTAATATTTATGTCAAATTTATCTGCCGGATAACCTAGTTGTCCTAAGAATCCAACCATGTCAACTACAAAATTCTCTAAAAACAATTCTATTGAATCTTTACTAGAGTTATTTGAAGTCATAAGTGATAAACACTTACCACTAGTTAATCCATTTTCACTGATGATAAACTCTTTACTAAGTGTTTTGTATGCTTTAGGAGCTTCTTTTTCCCAAGTTGCTTTTCCTAACTTAGAGAACTTATATAATACAAGTAGCTCACCTTTATAGTTTTTAAGATCAGCATTATTCAATGCTTGGAATGCTATAGTATGATTCTCAGAATCACTTGACTTTAGCATGTTTAATAAATTCTTTGTTTCTTCTTTGTCAAATTTTAATTTACTCATCAGTCTTCTATTTAATAATTTATCAATAGTCTTTTAATTAAACCCACAGCACTTACTTTATGAAATAAATGGGCAAGTCCTCTTAAATCATTAATAGTTAAACAGTTTATATTTAAACTTACAGTTTCTCCAATATCCGGAGCTGATAATAATTTTATCATATAGTTGTTATCAATACCATAATCCTTAGTCAGAAATAATATTATATCTGGATAAAAAGCATGGTTATATTTTTGATTTTTTACATCAGAACATTTCCAGTCATTTTCTAACAAACTTTCATGTGTTATTTTTTCCATCAGTCTTCAGTTTTTAAGTCTTCATCATCTAAACAATCTAGTTCCATTAAGGCACTGTTTAAATCCATCATAGTCATGTATGCTGGATTATTAAACTTAGCATTTTCTATATCATAATTAGATTCTAAAAGGTCTATAGCTTCATTAACTAAAGCTTCTACTTTTTCTTTAATTTGTTCTACTCTATCCATTAGTCTTCAATTTTTAAAGTTTTTATAGCCCATTTTTCAGGTTTACCACTTGCAATCATATCTACCCATTCCTTTGCTGTTGGAATGTAATTGTTGCAATCCTCTTTAACATGTTGTTCTGCAACATATCTTGTATATACAGTTTTACCATCAGAATTTATGAAACTTTTTCCAAATACTCTTTCACATTCAAATATACCTTCACTATGGTGACGGAACATTCTATGCATACTATGACCAATCCAGGCTTTAGTTTCATCTAGCCATTCATGAATAGCCTGATAATCAGATACTTGACCTTTCCATTTTCTGACAGATGTTTTACAATGCTCTAAAGGATGTGCCATTACATTTTGTATGTTATATGATCAATAATCTCATATTTTGCTTCAGAATAACCTTCACTATATCCTTCACTTTGAGCATCTTCACGTAATTCTCTAACTCTTTCAAGTATCATATCTTTTAACTCATCTGTTAATGTTTGAGTCTCTAACTCATCTATTAACCAATCTTCAAAATCTTCCATTATTTCTTTTTTAAATATTCAATAACTCTTTCCCAGTAACTTCTAGCTTTCATTCTACCATCTCTAAATGGTGCTAAAGCATATGTTGCTTTAGCTGTATTTAAAGCTTCTTCTTTAGCTTTTTCAGTTCCATGTAGAACACGTGCATAATTATACAGTTCATCTGCTTTTTTTTCTTCAGTCATTTTCTGTTTTATTTAATAAACTACCTTCATGAGTATAATCTTCAGTGTGAGTAATATTTATATGATTATTAATAATGTATTTTCCTGAAGGAATACATATACATAAACTACCATAACCACCTTGATCATTCCACCAATCTTCAATATCATTTAAAAGTTTATCTTGTGCAAAGTCTTCTATAAGACTATATAAACCAGAGTCTAAATTATTTAAGTTAAGTGCGGTTTCTCCCCAAGTATCAAGTGATGCTATTGTTTCAAAAGCTTCTTCATCATTACTTAGTTTTTCTTTAGTATAAACAATGGTTTCAATAGCACCATCATCTCCTCCACCACTGTAATATACATTAATACCAGTAATACCAAGATCAGCCAACTTAAGTAGAAGGCCTGTCATTTCATTTTCTGTCATAATTTTGCTTTTTGAATAAAATATTTTGCTACTTCAGGAATGTGTTTTTTGTAGTAAGGTTGATTATCCTTACACCAAGCTTTCACTTCCTCTTTACTCTTAAATGGTTTTTGCCAAGAGTTATTATCTATAATCATATTAAATGTTGGTTCTAATTCATCAATAAATGCTTGAACTGTCCAACCTTCCCAGATATGTCTGTCAGTTGCCATTAATCTCTAGATTTATCTATTACAACATAAATAGTATCAACTACTCTTCCTCCAGTGGATCCAGTAGCTTTATCACCAAACATATTCCCAATAGGATCTTTGTCTAATACTTCAACTTCATTAACAAAGTAGTTAGTTTCACCTCTATTATTAAACCAGTTTTTACCAAATGTTTCATGATATTTGATCTTAACTTTCCATCCATAAGTAGCTGCAGAATCTAATTTAGCAATTGTTTTTGGATCATTTACATCATTATCTACTGAGAACTCAAATGGTTGAGCAGAGTTCATACCTGTTTGAGTAGTATTCAATGTTCCTTCCCATGAATCAAATACAAGTCCTTTTTGTGAGAACTTAGTTATCATTCCAATGCGTTCACCATTAGAATAGTTTTCTGTACATGAAGTCATTACCAAAGCTAATCCTAAGCTAAGGCTAATAAATTTAATTGTTTTCATAGTTATTTTGTTTTGTAAAATTTGCCCAAAATATTTTGGTTTAAATACATATCATTTTCTAAAACCTCTTCAACAAAAAGTGCTTTTGCTTCTTGATATGTTAATTCAGTTTGAGAGTAACATATTCTAAGTATCTCTCTTTTAATCATAACTCCTGCTTTGTGAGCTTCTTTCAAGGTTGTATTACTACTATAGTAATTAATAAAGTCAGGCTTTATTTCTCTAGTGTATTTCTTCAGTCTTTTATCTGTAGACATAGCCAAAGCTTTTTTACCCATAGGTTTCTTTTTATTACTAAAGAAATTCTTCTTACCAATATAGGCAACAGATTTCCCTTCTATAATAGCAGTCATAATGTAGATAAACCCAATACCGTGTTCTGGTATACACAATTCATTAAACTCTTTACCTTGATATATCCAACTCATTTGTGTCTATATCTTTTCATGTCCCAATCTGCAACATTATTTACCATTCTTGCAAGTATTATTGTTGCTTCTTCTATAGATCTACTTTCAAAACTTAATCTTGCTTTTGTTATTCTATGTTTAAAAACATAATCATACATAGGATTTTTCATAATGTTTGTTTTAATAACGGAAATAATACTTCTCTAACTTTTTCTATACCATGTATTTTAACAGAGTCTGATAAATCTTTCTCTAAAGGTAGAACTACATAATTAAAGTCATACAAGTCTTTGTATTTCTTAGCAGCATTAATACCTGGATCATCATTATCAAATAATAAAATAATCTTAGTATATTTTGCTTTTAAGTCTTTCAATACTGCAGAAGTAATCATAGTATTTTCACTGTCTGGAGCAATACATTCAATATTACCAATAGATAGTTTAACAAAACTCATTAGATCCTTAAGAGAAGATGTAATCATTAGATACTTGCAATCATAATTTAACTGTTCTAAACCTTGAATATAATTCTCAACTTTAATAAACTTTTTTTCAGTATTTTTTGGTGTATATATTTTATATAAACTACCATCATTTCTGAAGTAACCATAAGTATATGGATTATTAAAAGTAAATGAAGCTATGCTACCATCTAAATCTTCTTTAGACATAGTAAAAAACTTAAGAGGTACTACATTATATCTTTCTAGAATTTTAGATCCAATTTTATAACCAGACCAATACTTTTCATCTAAAGTATTCCAGCTTCTCATTTCAAAATCAGTAACTTTATACTTATCATGTATTTTAAACTCAGGTAGTTTAACATTACCATTTAAGTTTACATAATCTTCATAGTCTCTCATTACTTTAACTACAGCATGAGATCTAGATAAGTTAAACATAAGTTCTACTAATCTAATCTGATCTCCACTATAACCAGATGAGAAGTCTTTAAACTTATAATACTTTGCTACAGCATCATAATATATAAACATTGATGGTGCTTTATCAGAAGAATTAAATACAGATAACATTTTAATATTTTGACCAGATAGTCTTTCTTTTAAATTCAAATAGTGCTCAAATACCCATTCTCTAGGTATGCAGTTTAAATCATTAACTATGTTTTTAGTTGAAATCATAATTTTAAGAATTAAAAAAGGGAGCCAGACATTACACCTGACTCCCTTAGACTATAACTATTAGTCTAAGCTAAAATCAGTAGAAGTTTTATTTGGTACAGATAAATCATCATCATCACCAAAGTTTTTAACTTCTTTAGTTTCTGTCTTTTTTACATGTAATGCTTCAACATAAGTAATAACTTTAGAAGAATCTTTTCCAAATGCATACTTACCTTTGTCAGCTTTAGGTAAATACATATCATAGTTTGTATAACCTGTTTTACCAACATATTCTTTACCTGCAATACAATATTCAAGATAGATATCTTTAAATGGAGCCGTTTTGTTGAAAGCAGCTACAAAATCTTCAATTGTTTCATGTTTACCATCTTGACTTTCAAACCATTCACTGATTCCTAAGTTACTAGATAATGTTTTCAAGAAAATCAATAAAGATTTATCTCTTTGAATTTTTATACCAGATTTAGTTTCACCATCTGCAAAAGCATATTGACTTGCTTTTACTTTACCTATTTGACCAGCATAGTGACCTTTACTTGCATCATCTTTATCAATCATAAACCCATCAAAACCTTCAATTGGTTCTGTTTCAGTATGTAATAATAAGTGCATTGCACCAGGAATAAAAGAAAAATCCTCAAGCTCTAAGCTATTAATTTTTAATTTAAGATTTCCTGGAGAAATTGTTTTTGGTAATCCATTACCACTTGCTAAATCTTTTGTACTTAATGACATTTTATTTTATTTTTAATTGTTTACAAAAACTTTGTCCCAACTTACTGTTAAAACTCCATCAACCATTTCACTTACTACTACTTCTTCATTTCTAAGATGTACAGGTCTTGCACCACAAGTTACCTCATCATTAGTTTTGAAACTTAAGATAGTTTTGTTTCCTTTTCTATACATGTAACCTATCGCGTCAGCATTTGCACAGATAAGAGATTTAATTTTACCAGTCAAATCAATGTTTGCTGCCATAACCATTTCACCTTTATCATCTACCACTTTGTCTTTAATATGACCTGATAAAATAATTGTGGGTGCTAAAGTATCAATAAAATCTAATACCTGAAAAAATGCTTGACGGATATATAAATATCCAGCACCATTAGCTAGAGTAGTTACATTATCACCATCAAAGTTTTTACCCATCATTTGTGTTCCAATAAACCCGCAACAGTTTACTGCGTTCTCTAAAGAACTGCTATATGTTACCATATAGATCAGACTATATCATGATCCATTTCTGGATCTCTCCCATTTCCACTACCATTAGCTTGTAGTGTACTGCCTTCCGGCATAGTCGTTGAACATTGCTTATAAACATAGATCTGTTTAATCTTATTTATAAAATCTTCTAAAGAAAATTTATTTTTCATAAGATTACACATACTACAACAAGGTACACAATTTTTAATTGTATAACCAACTTTACTATCTAATCTATCCACACCATTGTGTATAAATTTAGTATTAGTTCTGTTTCTACCTTTAGAAAAAGCAGATTCAATTGGTTCTTGACCACAATAAAAACAATTTTTACTAACAATATCTTTAAACATTTCTTTAGTTAACTCAAAAGATACATTTCTATTATTAGCATTTGATCTATATCCTGCAAATATTGTATTAATAACAGATTCAACTTTAGGTTTTGCTGTCATTTTTTCTTTACAAAAATTACAATACTCAGGATTAGTTTTTATGTGATCTATTCTTCTAATTGATCCTGCATAACACCTCATACATTCAGTATAATAATAAGCTCTAGATTTGTTTGAATAAGCAAAATCTATTACTTTTACTTGATTGAATATTGTACCAGGTATAATCATTTTCTTTGGTTTATAAGCCTTTGCTGCTGATTGTCCATTCATAATATTTATATTTACCCGTAAAGGTATAAAATATATTTTAATATGCAATGGGTTTTCCAGCAATTAGAGAGATTTGCTATTAATATTACTACTAATAGGTCCATTTTGTTTAGACGTGGTTTTATACAATTTTACTGCAAGTGGCATAATCATATCTTCTAATGCTGTTACGGTATCAATAGTTACATACTTGTAAGGTTTACCAGCAGCTTTAATAGCTTTACCAGCATCAAGTAATTCTTGTAAAGAACTAACTTTTATCTTCATAGCATCTACATAATCAGTACCATTTTCTAAATCTATAATTAGATTATCATCAAGACCAGCATAAGCTGATGTTTTACCAGTCTTTGGTTTAGAATAAATCACAATTCTCTTGGGATTTACCAATTCTGCTTTTATTTTTGTTGTTGGAAGAACAAAACTCATAGATTATTTTTTGCTTTTATTATTAATTCATTTAACTCAGGATTTTTACTAATAGGAGTTAAGAATAACATTGCTGCTAAATCTCTAAGAGTAATATCATTAAGTGTAGTATCCATAGGATCAACACTTACATGTTTAACAGGAGCCACTGTTTCACTTACTTTAAAACTAGGTACATCAACCTCTTTAGGTTTTATATATTCTTTTTCAAAATCAGGAAATAATGAACTTTGTTCTTTTGGAATCTCTAGTTGAGATCTTTCTTTCATTTTTTCATAAGCAGCATAAGTAACCTCTGTACCATTTGATAATACAGCAGTTAATTCTGATACAGGAACTGTATACATAACATAGGGTTCTCCTTTGCTTGTAGTTCCTTCTTTCAGTTCTAGTTCTTCAGCATAAAATGGATTGTATTTATACTTAAACAATTGTCTGTCTTCTGTAAATGGTTTAATATCAATCATTTTACCTGACTGATCATTTACATTGTCATAAAATTCAACATAAACATCTTCACCTTTACCAATTTCTGACTCAAAGAACTGAACTTGTCTACCATATTTTCCTTTTTGGAAAAAAGCAGTTTTAATAACAAATTGAGGATCTGCTAAACCCAACTTTAAGAATGTTGGCATATGTGTAACAAAAAACTCTTTTTCTTTTTCTTTTCTAATACTCATAATTTTTACTTTAAATTGATATTTTCTTTGTTGCTTGAGCTGGTGTATCTATTTCAACAATCCTCATAGTTGTTC